CTGTTATGATTACCTTGGCTATATCTACATAACCCAAACTTGTTAATATTGCACTTACTCCTGCCAATCCTGCTGCTATCCACGTCTTATAACCTTTCATCATTTCCTGCCTCCTATTAAATTAATTTATTCTAAACCCCATCTTCCAAATCCCAACTTTGATTTTCTTCGTTCCAATTATAATCGCTGCCATCATCAGGATAAGGTATCGGTGATTCCCATTGACAACTATCTTCATTTAAAAGCCATGACGGATAAGGTTGCGATGCATAAAAAGCATCTTTATTATTATCGTATGTATATTCAACTCCTGCAAAGTTCTTTCTTAAGGCAGTACCACCGTCAGGTTCATCACTATTAGGAGTATAATGAACACCACCTCTTGTATTATAACTTGTCTGTATACAATTAGAAGAATCACCAACAGCACCAGAATCTATAAAATCCTGTTCTGCAACTATTACCCTTTTGACTATATTATTCTCATCTATTTCTGCAAAGTGCATTTTTATTCTCCTATTTATTACTGAAATTTATATCTAATTATTACCACACCACTTCCACCATTGCCACCTGTGGAAGTCTTTGCTCCGCCTCCACCAGAACCCGAATTTGCTGTTCCGTTACCACCTGCAGTAGACCCTATTGCGCCAGCTCCTCCACCACCAGTTCCACCAGCACCACTTCCATCTTTTCCACCTCCACCTCCTCCTCCAGCACGAGTGACGGATGAACCTGTGATGCTGTTTGCTAATCCAGCACCACCAGCTGCCCCAACAGCAGATGTACCAGCTGGAGTAGACCCTATTGCGCCCTTTCCTCCTCCACCTCCTGCACCTTGATAGTTGGAATTAGCCCCACCACCTCCATCATTTCCTTGTCCAGCAGTGCCTGCTCCACCACTTCCACTACCACTATATCCACCACCTCCACCACCAGAGCCTCCGCTGTTACCACCAACATTATAGACTCCACCACCTCCACCACCATTAGGAGAAAACGAATCAAAAGTGCTAACACTACCATCAGCACCATTAGACCCAGACGCACCAGCTCCACCAGCACCAACTGTAATTGAATACTCCTGTGCTGTAACGGTATGCCCAGATGCTGCCAAGTAACCACCAGCACCACCACCTCCACCGCCAGTACCACCAGAGGCACCTTTGTTAGAGCCACCGCCACCACCTGAAATTACAAGGTATTCAACTTCAGCATCACTGCCAAGAATTGTAATTTCAAAAGTTCCAGAAGATGTAAATGAATGAACCTTATAATCACCATCGGTAGTTATTGTACCACCAGTAGCCACAGTAAAAGATTCTGAGAAAGGGTTTCTGAGTAATTGCATTTTTTCTCCTAAATTCTAATTAAGGTAGTCTAAATTCCATTGTAATTAATAAGCCTTTAGCTGCTGTTGACGAAACTTGGTCAACATCTATTCTTATAACATCATTAGTAGCCACATCATCATAAGATGCGTTTATTACTGCTGGTGTTGCTGCTGTATCAGAACCTGTTTCGGTACTATCAATAGTTAATCCAGTTGAAAGCATATCCTGTCCATCAGTTGCATTGTGTATTTGAATATTTGTTGTATTAGTAGTACCTGCCGTAATAACCTCTGCATGAACAGTCACTAAATTCATTCCGTTCATTGATGCTGGAACATGAAAATAATATTTTCCGTTTCCAGTTTCCGTGTCCGTAGCAAATTCAAATACTACTGCCTGTACTGTTTCCGTGCCAGCATAAGAACCTGCAAGAGCATCTGGTGTAACCGTTCTCCCTGTATCTGTGCCTGTATTAGTTTCTGCTGTTGTTGCAAGTTCTGATGCACCTGATACCGTTGTTGAAGCTGATGTTAAATAGGCACTGCCTATGGCAGTTCCATTCCATACACCAGTTGCAATAGTTCCTGTCGCAGTAATATTAGCTTGCGTAAAGTGTTCATTTGAGGCAAAGTTTCCCAGAGAGTCATGGTCTATATCACCATCTGAAACCGCTCCTGTTGAACCTGAAACACTTGTAACTTTTGCATCCGTATATGCCGTACCTATACTTGTACCATTCCATGTTCCAGAAGCTACTGTTCCAGTTGCCGTGATATTAGCCTGTGTAAAATGTTCGTTAGATGCGAAGTTGGTCAATGCGTCATGATCTGGTGTTTGCCAGGAACAACTGTTATCCCCGTCTTCTCTTAAAAACTTCGTTCCCCCCGCTTCGCCTGTTGACTTAACTGCCGTACCTTCTGGGGTGTGTGATGAAACAATCGCAGTTCCGTCTGCTCGTGTATAATTAATACATTGTACAGTATTAGAAGCTGTTGACTGGAATGTTGCAACATCCCCTGCTGCTGTTGTGATATTTGCTTCACCAGGTAAATCTAAGTTAGTAGCATGATGTGTCATGGTTAAAATTCCATCAAACTGCAAAGTGAATTGCCTGTCAGCAGCAACCGTCATAGCTGCAAAACTAACTGTACCTGTTACATCAAAGTAATCTCCATCTGTGTCAATTACAAGTGGACTAGCCGAAGCTATATCTCCACCCTTTTCTGTCTGGATGTAATTTCCATCCGTATCAAGAAGCCCACCCAGTTTAACCGTAGTACCAGTTTGCCCCCTGATAATATCAGCTTGTAGTGTACTATTTGAACCATCTAATTCTATCTGTCCCATTTACTTTCTCCTAATTAAAAATTTTATTCCCTAAAGTATTACCCACCTTGAACCATTAGAAACGGTAACCGTATAGGTATTTGCAACAGTAACTGGTCCTATAGTACTTCCGTTCTCTGTACCTGCAAAGGTTATATTTTCCGATATTGTTTTGCCATTTGTTCTAATCATAGAACTTGATCCCAAACTAGCACGGGCCTCAAGAGTAACATCTTCGTCAGGCATGGTAATTGTTCTTGTCGTACTTGTTGATATACCAGAAGCCTCAAACGCTATCAGCTTAGACGTATCAGTCTGATCTGTAATTCTAAATATATTATCAGCAGGAGTGTCACTACCTGCACCTGCTGGTCCTGTTGCTCCAGTTGCCCCTTTAGCACCAGTACGTATAAATGATATATAAAGTGTGTCGGCATTTGATATTGTGCCGTTAGATGCAACATGGGTTACTGGTACTTGTAACCATCCTGTGCTATCCGTTACAGCCCCTGTAACACTATAACAGGCAAAAGTAGCAGGTGTACCAGATTTTCGTATAGTTATATAACCCTCATGTGTATCATTACTGCCATCATCTATACTTGCAATTAAATCAGATATATCAGGATTTCCAGTATCTGCTGAAGTTGCATCCATAGCCAGATTAGTAACTGAAGCTATAGTGGCATTGTCAAACCTTATATCCCCTGCGCCTGGGTCGTTCATTGAAGTACTACTATCAAAGGTATACTTCCAAGCCAAAGCACTTGCTGCCGCTGTTGTATTTGTTTCAGATGTACTTGCATTACTTGCAGATGTACTTGCATTACTTGCAGATGTACTTGCATTACTTGCAGATGTAGATGCCGCACTTGCAGATGTACTTGCGGCACTTGCAGATGTAGATGCCGCACTTGCAGATGTACTTGCAGCACTTGCAGATGTAGATGCCGCAGAAGCAGATGTAGATGCATTTGTTTCTGCTGTTTCCGCATTAGTCTCTGCTGTTTCAGCTGCTGTCTTAGCTGTCTCTGCATTAGTTTCTGCTGTCTCTGCATTAGTTTCTGCTGTCTCAGCATTAGTCTCAGCCGTCTCTGCCGCAGTCTCAGAAGCTGCTGCTGCAGTCTCAGAAGCTGCTGCTGCCGTTGCCGAAGTTGCTGCCGCAGTTGCAGATGTAGCTGCAGCTGCTGCATCAACAATTAAAGTCCACTTGGCACTATCAGCATTAGTACTAATAGGCTGGGAACCGCTTGACGTATGTGATGTATTACAATAATATATATTATTATTAGATGTGTCTTTAACGAGCTCTCTCGTTACGTAAGCAGTAGAAGCAGCCCAATTACCTTTATAGTCCCCTATTAAAGCATTTCCCTTCAGTA